TAACAATTAAATTAAATCAAATGAGTAAAGTAAAAAAAATGAAATCAAAAGTAAACGCTATTACAGCAGAAGAATTAGCAAACGTTAAAAAAGTGCAAGGAGAATTGCAATCTTATTTAGCAAACATCGGGGTATTAGAGGTTCAAAAAGCTAAAGCTATCTATCACGTTAATCTTCTTGAAAAAGAAATGGACGAAACTAAAAAAGATATTGAAGCTAAGTACGGCCCAGTTAATATTAACCTTGTAGATGGAACTTTTGAAGAGATTGTACCGGAAGCTGTTGTAGAGTAATATTATGGATAGTATTATAAGAAAGATTAGTATCGGGGCTGACTATAAAAACGAAGCAATGCATTACTCTGTTAAACAGACAGTTTACGGCGGCCACGAGATCTCTCACATACTATTTGAAGAGTCTGATAATTCTTATAATATATTTATAAAAAAAGTAGACGAGATAATGCCATGGAAGAAGTTTAACTCTAACATGGCAATATCCGTTGAATATGACTTAGAATATTAATGCGGAGTATATATGACTTTATCATAAAGCCGGTAGGCAAAAGGTATGATAACGAGATAAAGGTTGGAGAGCATACCCTTATAACAAACAGCTCTATAGAAAGCTTTAAGCATGTTAACAATATCGCTGAGGTAGTTGAAACACCAGTTGCATTTGCAACCCCTATAAGGAAAGGTGATTTAATTATTGTACATCATAATGTATTCAGGGTATTTTACGACATGAAAGGAATCAAAAAGAATAGTAGGTCTTTTTTAAAAGACAACTTATTTTTTTGTGCGGTTGATCAAGTGTATTTGTATAAAAGAACAGATACTTGGAAATCATTTGGAGATAGATGCTTTGTTGCACCTGTTAAGAATAAAGATCTTTTAAGCACAGATAAAGTAGCTGATCTTATTGGTATACTGAAAATAGGTAATAGCTCCTTAGAGGGGTCTGGAATCAATCCAGGGGACATAGTTGGATTCACACCAAATAGCGAATGGGAATTTGTTGTAGACAATCAGATTATGTATTGTATGAAATCAAATGATATTGTTATAAAGTATGGACTCGATAGAAACGAAGAAGAATATAATAGCCGCTGGGCGACTAGCGATTGAAGAATTAGTAAAGGTAGCAAAAGAAAAGATCGTTGACTCAGAAGAGGATATTTCAGCTGACAGACTTAAAAATGCTGCCGCTACTAAAAAGTTATGCATATTTGATGCTTTTGAAATTCTTACAAGAATTCAGGAGGAAGAAAGTATGATAAACGAATCGTCAAGTGCTTCAACTAAACCTGCTTTTAAAGGGTTTGCAGAATCGAGATCTAAGTAATGGCGTATCAACAGGAATTATACCGTATAGTCAAAGACTACGTTAAGCCGCAAGCAATTAAGAAAAAGAATCGCTACGCTAAATGGGAGTATGGCTACGACAAAGAATACGACCTTGTTGTGATAAGTAGAACAGGCAAGATAGGAGATATATACGTTATTGGTAATTTACATATTGCATTGCCTTTGCTAGAAGACAAACTTAGCAAGGGAATTAATAAGTGGGCACCAAAAGAATACCCAAAAGAATTAAGTAAAATTAAAAGCGAAGCGGATTGGGAGAAGTACCCAACTGCATTTAAAGAAAAGTGGTATGCATATATTGATACAGAGTTTAACAGGCGTGAAGACGGCTATTGGTTTCTTAACCAAGACAAGCCTACTTATATTACTGGTACTCATTACATGTACCTGCAGTGGTCCAAGATTGACGTTGGGCACCCAGACTTTCGAGAGTCAAACAGATTGTTCTACATTTTTTGGGAAGCTTGCAAAGCAGACAGACGAAGCTATGGCATGTGCTACCTTAAGAACAGAAGATCAGGATTTTCTTTCATGGCCTCAGGAGAGACCGTTAACCAAGGCACAATATCTACGGATGCTAGATTTGGCATACTGTCCAAGTCTGGACCCGATGCAAAGAAGATGTTTACAGACAAAGTTGTTCCGATATCGGTTAACTATCCATTCTTCTTTAAACCAATACAGGACGGAATGGACCGCCCGAAAACAGAACTCGCGTACAGAGTACCGGCCTCAAAGCTTACAAGGAGGAAACTTGATTCAAACGAGAAACTCCAGGAAATTACAGGTCTCGACACAACGATCGACTGGAAAAACACCGGGGACAACTCTTACGATGGAGAAAAACTAAAGCTATTAGTACACGACGAAAGCGGTAAGTGGGAAAGACCTACTAATATACTTAACAACTGGCGAGTTACAAAAACTTGCTTAAGATTAGGTAGTCGCATTATCGGCAAGTGTATGATGGGCTCAACCTCAAATTCATTAGACAAGGGAGGTAAAAACTTTAAAAAATTATATAACGATTCAGACGTTACAAAAAGAAATAAAAATGGGCAAACAAAAAGCGGATTATATAAGCTTTTTATACCGATGGAGTGGAACTATGAAGGATTCATTGATGAACACGGTTGGCCGGTTTTTGACGTACCTAAGAAAGATATTCTTGGTCCTCAAGGAGACATTATTGATGAGGGCGTCATTGATCATTGGGAAAATGAAGTTGAAGGATTAAAAGACGATCCGGATGCGTTGAACGAATACTATCGTCAATTTCCAAGAACAGAACAACATGCTTTTAGAGATGAGTCTAAACAGTCGTTATTTAACTTGACTAAAATCTATCAGCAGATAGATTACAACGACGAGTTAAAAAACAATACAATGATTACGAAAGGTAACTTTCAATGGGAACACGGTATTAAAGATACAAAAGTAATGTTTTATCCGAACAAAGACGGAAGATTTTATATTACTTGGGTTCCTAATCAAGAACAACAGAACAACATAATAATAAAGAATGGTATTAAGTATCCAGGAAATGAGCACATGGGTGCCTTTGGTTGTGACAGCTACGATATTAGTGGTGTCGTTGGTGGCGGCGGTTCTAACGGATCACTTCATGGATTAACTAAGTTTTCAATGGAGGATGTACCTCCTAATCATTTCTTTTTAGAATATATAGCTAGACCTTCAACTGCAGAAATGTTTTTTGAAGATGTACTAATGGCTATGGTGTTTTACGGAATGCCTATATTATGTGAAAATAACAAACCTAGATTGCTTTACTATTTAAAGCGTAGAGGATATAGAGGGTTTAGTATTAACAGACCAGATAGGTCTTACAACAAGCTATCGGTGTCAGAACGAGAAGTGGGTGGAATACCTAATTCAAGTGAGGATATTAAGCAAGCGCACGCTTCAGCAATTGAAACATATATAGAAGATTTTGTTGGTCAAACAAAAGAAGGCTACGGTGATGTTTATTTACAAAGAACATTAGAAGACTGGGCTAAGTTTGATATAAACAATAGAACGAAGCATGATGCATCAATAAGCTCTGGCTTAGCTCTGATGGCGTGTAACAAACATAGATATAGTCCTAAAGGGGCTATAGTAACAAAGAAATATTCCTTAGGGTTTAAGAAATACGACAATAAAGGAACCACTTCAAAAATAATGCAATAAATGAATGTAAGTACAAACACTAATAGTCCATTTCCTGATCAGGTAGTAAGTGATGCTGAAAAAGCAACACTGGAATACGGATTACAGGTTTCTCGTGCTATTGAGCAAGAGTGGTTTAATTACGGAGGAGCGGGTTCAAATAGATACGCAACTAACTGGAATAACTTTCATAACCTTAGGCTGTATGCTCGAGGAGAGCAGAGTGTGCAAAAGTACAAAGATGAATTAGCTATTAATGGCGACTTGTCTTATCTTAATTTAGACTGGAAACCAGTACCTATACTATCAAAGTTTTCAAATATAGTAGCTAACGGCATTACTCAAAAGCAATACGACATATCAGCATATTCGCAAGATCCTGAATCTTTAAAGAAAAGAACAGACTACGCTGAAAACATATTATTTGATATGCTAACGCAAAAAGCGCGGGCGCAGGCTAGCTCTGTTATACCAATGGATCTTAGCAGATCAGGCATGAGCGATTCGGAACTTCCTCAATCAATGGAGGAAAGAGATTTACACATGCAGCTTAAGTATAAACCTGCTATAGAAATTGCAGAGGAAGAAGCTATAAGCACAGTATTAGCTACTAATGAATTTGATTTAGTTAGAGCAAGAGTAAATCAAGATTTGGTTAACATAGGCATAGGCATAACTAAAACATCGTTTAATCCTGCAGAAGGAATAGTTATTGACTACGTAGACCCTGCTTACTGCGTGTGGTCTTATACAGAAGACCCTAATTTTGAAGATATATATTATGTAGGAGAAGTTAAATCTATAACTATACCCGAGCTTAAAAAAGAGTTTCCGTATATATCTGATCAAGAACTAGAAAGAATTCAAAAATCGCCAGGTAATCGTAGAATGATACGAGGTTTTGAAAACTACGATTACAATACTATTCAGGTAATGTACTTTGAGTACAAAACTTATACCGATCAAGTATTTAAAATAAAAAAGACAGACAACGGCTTAGAAAAAGCTATTGAAAAAACAAGCGAATTCGATCCGCCTCCTAATGACAACTTTGAAAGGGTTGCTAGATCTATTGAAGTATTGTATCAAGGAGCTAAGGTTATTGGGTCAGACATAATGTTAGATTGGAAACTGTCCGAGAACATGACTCGTCCGCTAGCGGATACCACTAGGGTTGAAATGAGTTATTCAATGGCTGCGCCCAGGATGTACAAAGGGGTAATACAGTCACTTATAAGCAAATGTATTGGATTTGCCGATGTAATACAATTAACCCATTTAAAAATACAACAAGTGCTTTCTAGAATGGTTCCTGACGGAATATTTTTAGATATTGACGGATTAGCAGAGGTGGATTTAGGTAATGGCACAAATTACAACCCAGCAGAAGCTTTAAACATGTACTTTCAAACAGGTTCTGTTGTAGGTAGATCAATGACGCAAGATGGAGATATGAATAGGGGCAAGGTTCCTATACAGGAATTATCAAGCTCTTCCGGTATATCTAAAATACAATCTTTAATTACTGCATACAATTATAATATGCAGATGATTAGAGACGTAACTGGGTTAAATGAAGCACGTGACGGTAGTATGCCTGACGCTAACGCTTTAGTAGGGTTGCAAAAAATGGCAGCAAACACTTCTAATACAGCTACAAAACACATACAAGATGCTAGTATACAATTAGCATTAAGCACTTGCGAAAACATATCGCTTAAGATAAACGATGTATTAAACTTTCCTCTTACTAAAAATTCTTTAATGAATAGTATATCTACTTTCAATGTAGAAACACTAAAAGAGATCGAAAATCTTAACCTCCACGATTTTGGTATATTCTTAGAAATGGAGCCGGACGATGAAGAAAAAGCGGAGCTACAAAAAAATATTCAAATAGCTTTACAAACTAAAGAAATTGATATTGAAGACTCTATTGATCTTAATCAAATAAAAAACCTTAAGCTAGCTAATCAAATGCTAAAGCTTAAGCGCAAGAAGAAGCAAGAAAGAGAGCAAGCTTTGGTCCAGCAAAATATTCAAGCACAAGCACAAGCAAACGCACAAGCTTCTGAAAAAGCAGCAATGGCCGAAGTACAAAAGCAACAAGCATTAACAGCTGAAAAAGTTGCAATAGAGCAAGCTAAATCAAACTTTGAAATGCAAAGAATGCAAACCGAAGCGCAAATTAAAAAAGAGTTAATGGCAACTGAATTTCAATACAATTTGCAATTAGCTCAGATGCAAGCGCAGGCTACTAAAAGCAAAGAAGCTGAAATAGAAGACCGCAAAGATAAAAGAATTGAAAAAGAAGGATCACAGCAAAGCCAGTTAATAGAACAAAGGCAAACACAGGGATTACCTAAAGACTTTGAGTCTGCTGGCAATGACAATCTAGGTGGTTTTGATCTATCTCAATTCAATCCACAATAAGTACCTATTTAATAATTATATAATATCATATCATGAGTGAAAAAACAGAAGGATCCTTTAAGATCCAAACCAAACCAAAGCTTACTGAAGAACAGATAGCGGCTAGAAATAAAGAGCCATTAGTAGATGTTCCAAGTAATGTAACCAGAGTAGTAATACCTAAAGAAGGAATAGATGCCGTTCAAGAGCCAAGCACAGAAAAAGTGGATGTGGATGAATCAGCCGGAGATAGCCCGACAATGGTCGGAGAAGTATCCGAACAAGTCATCAAAGAAGTTACCGAAGAAAGTAAACCAGAAGAGGAAGTAAAACCAGTTGTAGTACAGTCTGAGTTACCTGAAAACATTACCAAATTGGTAAATTTTATGAAGGAAACGGGAGGTACAATGCAAGATTACTTAAGATTAAATACTAATTACGACGATGTAGACCGAGACGTATTAGTAAAAGAATATTATAAAACTACTAAATCCCACTTAAGCTTAGAAGAAATTGATTTTATGATCGATGACAACTTTGCATTTGACGAAGATTTAGATGAGGAGCGAGATATCCGTAGAAAAAAACTCGCATATAAAGAAGAGGTTGCAAAAGCCCGTACGTTTTTAAATGAAACTAAAAATAAGTACTACGACGACATCAAGTTGAAGTCGCCAACACTTACGGAAGATCAAGCAAAAGCATCGGACTTTTTTAATCGATATAAAGAGGACCAGGAAAGAAACATTGCTAACCACGATAAGTTTAA